TTGAGCCAGTAGGTCATCTGGTCTAGCGTCCATACCCCCGGAGCAGCACCGTCTTGGAACGGGCCTGCCGGAGTGGGAGGAACTTTTCTGATAAGCCCCCCGGGCCATTGATGACTCATTTATAGACCTCCGTGGGCGTTGGAGCAGGCGGCAAGTTTTTGTCGCGCTACAGACAAGTCGCCAAAATCTGTTGCATTTCCAGTCGCGGCAATAGTGATGTAGTCAATCACGTTTGTCACATCACTACCGGCGTACCCACCGCCAAACAAACCCCTCGTGGTAGAAGAACATCCCGCAAGGTTGAACCGCGCAAGCGTCAGATCGCCAAAGTCTGTGGCATTCCCGGTGGTGGCGATTGTCACGTAATCGATCACGTTGTATTGTGTTGATGGCGAAACCAGCAAGCCGCCGCCAAACACACCGCGTGTCGAAGATGAGCAGGCCCCGGGGCTGTTCCTGTTTACCGTCAAATCGCCGAAATCAGTCGCATTGCCCGTGGAGGCAATCGTGATGTAGTCGATGATGTTGTAGTCTGTAGAAGCCCCAAAACCGGCGCCAAATAGCCCCCGCGTTGGAGATGCACAGCCCGCCAAGTACCCTCTGGCAACTGTCAGGTCACCAAAGTCCGTGGCGTTCCCAACAGAAGCGATGGTCACATAATCGATGACGTTTGATCCAGAGCCGCCTCCAAAAACGCCTCGTGTTGAAGATGAACACGCGGCGATGTACTCCCTTGCGGTGGTCATGTCGCCGAAGTCTGTGGCATTCCCTGTGGTTGCAATAGTGACGTAGTCAATAACGTTGTAAACCGCCCCATTCTCACCGCCGCCGAACAACCCTCGGGTAGAAGAAGAGCATCCCGCCAATCCCTGACGAGTAAGAGACAGGTCGCCAAAATCTGTGGCGTTGCCAAGCGACGAGATTCCAACGTAGTCAATGACGTTAAACACGGAACCAATGCTTCCGCCGCCTGCAAACACTCCAATAGAAGTGTCATTGGGCCAATTCCCCTGCCCCACCGCCTGGAACACAGCCGTGAGAGTCCATACGCCGGAATAACTAGGCATGAGAGCCTCCCATCAAGGGGTGTCAGGCCACTGGACGTTCCAGGGGAACCCGGCCTGCGCGGGAACATCCCGCAGTGCCTGACGGTACGTTGCCCATGCGGTCTTGTCTACAGGAGCATCTGCCAACTGGGTCCAATCTGTTGCCGACAGGCGGCGTGTCCGATCATCACGGACTGCCTTGGCCTGCTCCGCATCCTTCATGGCCTTCCATGCGGCTTCCTGCTCGGCGGCAGTTTGGGCAGGCTCGGTGTCGGTCGCGGGGCGGTCAGTGAAGATCGGGCCAAGGACGTACTTGGTGTACCACTTGCCGCCAATCTGCTCCACGCCCTGGCGCATGGAGTATTGGTAGACCGTCCCTCCGGTTGCCTGCGGGCCTTCAAAGACCACATCCGCCCCGTATTGGTTCAGGGTGGCCTCGTCCAGTTGACCGAAGTTCAGACCACTCTGCTCGTGGATGTACCGACGCCACTCGTTTTCAAACATCACTGCGCCAGTAGCGCGGACTCTGATTTCCATGATTGCTCCTTATGCGATGGCGAGGTTGTTTCCGTAACTAAAACCAAACTTGTTGTGCCGCGCTCGCCATTCAACAGTTGGTCTCTTCATTCCTAGTGCTTCTGCCGCAGCCTTGGCGGTTGGGAAGAACCCTTGCGGGGTCGTCACTCCAATCGCCTTATAGTGATTTGCTCCGCCAATAGCAGCACTCATTTTCGCCTTGACTTCAGGTCTGTGCATAGGGTTTCGGTCACCAACAGACCACGGATGTGCCTTCCCTTTATTGGCCTTAGAAATCTTGTCTCTGACTTCTTGAGTCATCTCTTTGCCAAGATTCCCGTCCCTAACATTCTCTCGTCCAGTTCCAATGAACACATTGCCAACTTCGTATGGGCCTGCATCGCCATACCTACACATACAAAACTTGTTGGCTCCGCGCCCTCTTTCCTGCAACTTGCCAGAATCAACCCAAATACTCAGCCATTGTTCATAAGACAACAAAAACGGTATGCCCCTCATTGCGGCATTTTGTTTCTGCATCTTGTACTTGCTCATAAGTGTTGATCGACGCTTGGTGGCAGAGGCGTTTCTCGTAGGCTTCTCGCACTCCTTGCAAGACCTACGATAAGTCCCCGTGTCCTTCCTAAACTCAAATGCACTCAGTTCCTTTTCAACCAGACATTTTTTACAAACTTGCATGGCAACCCCTTCTTAGGTGATTGCTAACTATACCATACTCTACGCCACCGCAAGGAACACGAAGGTTCCCCCGTTTGCGTTGATGGCCGCAGGCGCGGTGCTGCTGATCTCAAACCCTGCGCTGTAGGTGTCGATGTAGTCGGTGTTTGTCACCTCGGCAGCGCTGCTGTTCAAGAGAAGGTACGGGTCGTTACCGCTGACGATGCCTCGTGCGCTGTCCCACACATACCAAGCCCCGGCAACATCTGTGCGCTTGATAAGCACAAACCGAGCGCCACCTGTAAAGCCGCAGTCGATCTGCTTAGTCGTGCCGCTGCCGGTGTAAGAACCGACCTTGCTTACACCCGCAAGAGTGGCGAACAGATAAGCGACGTAGTTCTCTCCTGAGTTATTTGTATTGGCCGCTGTGCCAAGAGAAAATACAGACGCTGTTGGAGTTGTATTGTTCCAATACGTAGATGCGCCCGCCGACTCATCAGTGCTGTTTAGGAACAAGAAATTACCAGCGCCGGTAGGACTTGTGTAAACAGGCCAACTGCGTGAGTTATTTCTTGATTTGACTATCATCATCTCCGGCACAACGCCGAGATTGTGCGTCTGTGTTGTGTTTGAACTTGAGCCTGAATAGCAAACCACATCAAAGAAGCCGGGGGCGCGGCGGAAGGCCCAATTAGCACAAGACGAACCGCTGTTATTCATCCATGAGTTATTGGGCACTCCAAGACCATACCCGGTCATGAAATCAAAGCCGGTTATGTCTTGACTTCCCCCATCTGAAGTTGCTTCGGCGCCCGTAGTGTTGGTTTGAAGATATAGAGTATCGCCCCTCAGGCGGTCTGCTGTAGCATGGCCACTAACATCATCAAGCCGCTGACCAATAACCAGATCAGTCACAAACCCGGTAGTTATTGTTCGTGCGGCACCAGTCCCCGTATATGTGTTTGTTGTAAACACACTCGTCCCCGTCGTCGGAGTTTTCATCGGGCCGCGACGGATGGCGATGTAGATGTGGTCACCAACTAAGCCGGTTGCGCCGTTCGTTGAGAACCCTGTGGCGTTGATGCGAATGAAGCCGGTCGTGGTTGAAGTCTCCGCGCCGGAAGTGTCCGCAAGCAGTCTTGCGTAGCCGTTGTCAGCAGTTTGGCCTCGCATCGTGTCTTGCATCAACCAACTGCCAGTGGTGTTGGTCTGCTTCATCAGCAGCCACTGCGGCTCATACCCAAGGTTGATAGACGAATTGCCTGACCCGTCTACCGTAAACGACCCACACGAAATCACATTGTCCGTACCCGTCAGGCCAAAGCCTCCTGCGTCGTGGGCGAAGAGGTAGGCGACGTAGGTTGCGCCGTTTTCGTTCAGAGATGAGTAGTTTCTAACAGTAAAAGTGGAATCCGTAGGCGCTCCAAGACTCCAATCACCGCCTGCAAATGCAGCACTGGTGGCGTTAAGCAACAGAGTCTGAGAGATGCCCAAGGAGCGGTGATATACACGCCACGCATAAGCATCACCACCAGAACTTGTGCATTTGACAACAATCATGCCGGGGATAGAGCCAAGCGCATGGCTTATAACGCGCCCGTCGATTCCATTCCCCGTATACGTCACCACATCAAAGAACTTAGGCTGCTCGCGGAATGTCCATGAGACATCTAGGCCACCGTTCAAGTTTTCACCAAACAAATTGCCTTCAAGGGTGAACCCATTTGAGTTAAATGATGTAACACCGTAGCCCGAATATAGAGCCTGAGCGCCTGTTGTATTGGTACTCAAATTTCTTGAAACACCACGGGCCGTATCAAACAGCGTATGGTCTCCTGTCGAACTCCTTAATTTCGCCCACACCAACCCGCCCTTACTCGCTAGGTCAATTCCATTGGTAATGGTATTAACGCCTGTTTTTGGGGAGAAAGAGCCGTTGCCGGTGTAGAGCCACGTCGAGAACACGTCCTCGATGTACGGAAAAGAAGGCGTTACTGATCCTGATGCCGCGCTGTAGGCGCTCGGACCAAAACTGTTCAGCGCCCAGACCGTAAAGGTGTAACTTGTTCCGTTGGTCAAGCCTGTGACCGTAACGGGCGAAGTCACACTGGAGGCAGTGATCTGCCCCGGATTGGATACGGCGTAGTAGTTCGTGATGGCCGACCCGCCAACATTGGACGGGGCGGTGAAGGTCACCGACGCCTGAGTATCCCCCGCAGAAGCCGTCCCAACGGTCGGCGCATTGGGGTTCTTCAGCGGGTCATAGAACGACGATACAAAACCAGCAGGAGGACGAAGCGGCATGGTGACTCCTTATTGTGTTTTCACCTACCAAATCAAGCGTTTATCTCCTCCCAACTTGCGGTCACCACCAAGTCACTTGCCGTACCTGCCGTCGCACCGATGGACTCGTTCTCCAACAGGTAGATGGAGGTGGTCTTGTCCACGATGATCAGGGTGG